TCTTGGTTCGAAGATCCAAAACAACTCATTCGTTCGGATAAAGTTTTAGAGTTCTGGCCTTCAAATACACTCGCTCCAGAACAACGTATAAATGCGGCTTCACGATTTATAATTTACGCAACGTGTATAATTTATCTCATAAACAGAGACTTTAGAATTTTTATTTTAGGCGGTACGGCTTTAGGTGTTCTTTATGCTATGGAGAGAACGGATATGGTAAGTGAAGCACTCGCTAGACCAACTCAAAATCAATTAGGTACAACAGGACGATGTCAACAACCCACGGTGGAGAACCCAATGGGTAACGTTCTTTTGAGTGATTTTAACGATAGACCAGATAGACCAAGTGCGTGTTACTACCCGACGGTTAAAAAGCAAACTAATGATTTAACAACGAACGGTGTTATGTACGGACCATCTCGTTCGCGTTCCTCTTTACCAGAATACCAAAGAAACGCTTTATCGAGACAGTTCGTAACCATGCCAAACACGTCTTTGGGAAATGATTCTCCATACGAGTTTATACACGGTTCCCGAAAAGATACGTGTAGACAAGACCCTAGATTGTGTGATCCAGATGCGAGAGGTGTACAACTCGAAGCGTTTGTGGGTTTAGCACCAAACGGGGATGTAAGAAGATAGATTCATTTAAAATAAAGAAAGTAAAAGTAGGTACTCGATTTGCTTAAACAAAATCTTACGTAATAGTAAATGGCGTATCAACTCCAACCAGGATTAAAAATTGTTCAAGATAAAGCTATTCCAAGTGTATGTGCCACTGAAGAAGTATTCGTGTATCCTCAGCCCAGTACTCTCAACTACGGTTCGTCTAGACCAAACACCATGCTCTATGGTACAGCTCCATACATGGCAGGTAAAGGTTCACCAGCAGAATTTATAGAAACTAGCGATGCTCTTAGACCACAATCAACTTCTCAATTTAACAAAATATTAGCCAAGACGTACGAAAGAAACTTCCACCCGCTACAAAATGTATCGTGTAAAGTTCCCCTCAGAACCATGACTTATGAACCATCGAGCACACGCGCCGAACTCCAAAACGGTTTGTTTCAAAAAAGATACATGGATAAAAATGTTGATAAGAAATAAGAATGGCTGATCCCATCTCAATATTAGCTATAGCGGGTCTTGTTTACGCCGGTCGTAAATTAAGTAAACCAGAAGAACAAAAACCAGAAAATTACAGGGTCGAAGGAAAACCGTTAGAAGATGAATCACCCATGGCTAGAGACGTAGTTATAAAAGACGAATATTTAGGACAAACTTCCCCACTCGTTGAACCAACGTATTCTTCAAAACAAGAGATGACTTCGTTCGGAGAAGTGGCACCACAACAAAGATCTTCAGGTAACGAGGTTTTGTCGATGAGAGATAGATTCATGTATGACGGAGGTATAATGAACAACCTTTCACCCATAGAAAGACAAAACGTAGGTCCAGGTTTAGGTGTTTCTCCGGACGTACCATCCGTCGGTGGTTACCAGCAACTTTTCAGAGTTAACCCAGAGAATGTTGGTGCATACCGTCTCACTACTTTACCAGGACGAAGCGGTCCAGCTTACGATTCTAAAGGTGGTAGACGTGGTATAGAAGGAGAAGTCGCTCATAACAGACCAGAGAAAACAGCGTTTCTGTATGGTCGTTTACCACCAGTTGCGGGTAGAGCACAAGGCATGTCCGGTAGAACACCAAGAGGCGAACACGAAAAAACAAAGAGAACTACAAACAGGTCAGAAACTGGATTAAGAGCAGATGGCTTATCGTATGCGAGTGCAAAAAGAACCGTTTCCTCACTTACACGTGCTCAAGAACCAACGAGAAACAAGAAGGATGGTAATATGGAACAATACCAATACGCGAATCAACCCGCTCCGGGTATTAGCAACTTTATGGGTGGTTACGTAAATGCACCAGCAAGTAAGATAGGAGAAAAGAGAACGTTTGGTACACAATACGCGGTAGAAGAACTCATGAAATATGGTTTCAGACCAGACGATAGAAGAGGTAAGACGGGTAGAGCAGGTGGTCCCGGTAGAATGAATGTAAGAGCAGACGCACTCAACCAAGGTGGTATGTTAACGAGTGTTCGTTCCGACACGACGAGAATCGATGGTAGAATTAACGCAGCAAATGGAGCTTGGACACAACAATATAGAACGAATGATTACCAAGAAAATAACGCATATAAAGGTAATATGAACCCCAATGCAACAAACCATAGTTTAGAAACTGCAAAGAGACAACTCATGAATAATCCATTAGCACATAGTCTCTGTTAAATAAATACTATTTCGTGAC